GAACTTGACCAATACAGGCAACGCAAGTCCAGCGTGGTCGACACCGAAGCTGTATCCCAGGTCTGACGGCCAACAAGTCACCGACTTTGCTGAGACATTCTTGCATGTGAGCAAGGGTGTGAGGGCTGGTGAGGGGTTGAGGTTGACTGATTGGCAGAAGGGTTTGCTGGAATCCTTGTATGAGCGTAGGGCTGATGGGCTGCTTCGGTACCGTCGCAGCTTGATTGGGTTGGCTCGCAAGAACGGCAAGTCTTTGCTGGGTTCGGTCATTGCGTTGTATGGGTTGATTGAGGGTGAGCCTGGGGCTGAGGTGTATTCAGCTGCTGGTGACAGGATGCAGGCACGGATTGTGTTCAATGAGGCAAAGTGGCAGATCAGCCAGTCACCGGCGTTGTCTGGTGTCTGCAAGGTATATCGAGATGTGGTGGAGATTCCGTCAACTGGTGCGATCTATCGAGTGTTATCAGCTGACGCAAAACTTCAACAAGGGCTAAATGCGTCGTGCGTGATATTTGATGAGGTTCACGTGCAGCCGAACGAGGACTTGTGGAATGCGCTCACGTTGTCTTCGGGTGCAAGAAAAGACCCTCACATCATCGGTATCACGACAGCAGGGTTTGACCCTGACTCGTTGTGTGGCCGACTCTACAATTACGGCAAGCGTGTGATTGCAGGCGATCAGGTTGATGAACGGTTTGGGTTCTTCTGGTGGGAAGCTCCAGAAGGTTGCTTGGTGTCGGATCGTGACGCTTGGGCAGCTGCGAACCCGAACCTCGCTGAAGGGTTGCTGGACATCGAGGACATGGAAGTGAGCATGAACCAGACGGCTGAGGTGGCTTATCGTCGCTATCGTCTGAACCAGTGGGTCAGGACGGATGGCGAGTCCTGGCTACCAGCTGGTGCCTGGGAGTTGTGCCGGTCAGATATGGAACTCAAGCCTGATCTGCCCACGTTCGTTGGGGTGGATATGGCATTGAAGCATGACTCGATTGCTGTGGTTGTGGCTCAACCGCAGGATGGTCGTGTGGTTGTTCGTGCCAAGATTTGGCATCCTGACGCTAACGCAATGGATGTGTCTGCTGTTGAGCAACACATCCGTGACATCAACGGGCAGTTCAATGTGGTGGAGAACGCTTATGACCCTGCGTTCTTCCAGCGTTCTGCTGAAGTGTTATCAGAGAATCATGTGATGGTTGAGTTCCCTCAGTCAGCTTCACGAATGATTCCTGCGTGTGGCAACTTGTACGAGTTGATTGTGAATCAAGTGATCGCACATGATGGTGATCCAATGTTCGCTGATCAAGTGTTGTCTGCTGCGCAACGACAAACAGAGTCAGGTTGGCGACTGTCTAAAGGTAAGTCAAAGCGTAAGATTGACGCTGCGATTGCTCTTGCTATCGCATCAGATCGTGCGACATCAAAACAGGAAGTCGCACCTATACCTGGTTTCTTTGTAGTCTAGGATCATGACAATCTTCCTGCTAGAACTTCTCGCTGTTTCACTCATCGGTTTTGGGGTATTCTTGGTGTCGGTACCCATCGGGCTGATCTTTGTCGGCTTCACAGTTCTATTGTTCGCATTCGCATTTGAGCGTGGGCAGAGGAAGGTCAAAAAGTAAATGTTGTCACGACTTCTGAGCCAAGGCACCGAGGAACGAGCCGTTTCATTCCAGTCGCTGTTTGCAATGGGCGACGGCTACTCGATGACCACAAACGCTGGAACAGTAGTCACCCAAATTGATTCACTCAAAATTGAAGCAGTGTACGCATGTGTGCGTCTCATCTCTGATTCAATTTCAACTTTGCCTGTTGATACTTACATTCGTGTAGGTGCAGAACGCAAAGCATTCCGTCCTAGACCACAATGGTTGGACATCCCTGAAACTGGTGTCACTCGCACAGAACACTTCCAACAAGTGTTGGTGTCGTTGCTGTTGAACGGTAACTCATTCACACGTGTCGTCCGTGACGATCAAGGTATTGCAGCTCTAGTTGTGTTGAACCCTGAACGGGTTGAATGCAGTCGTGACCGTGAGACACGCCGACCAATCTTCATCTACGAACAGCGTGACATCATCCAAGCCGAAGACATGATTCACATCACAGAGATGCGTTTGCCTGGTGAATTGCGTGGTCGTTCCAAGATTGATTTGATCAAAGAGAACCTTGGTTTGGCTAAAGCGTTGGAGGAGTTCGCTGCACGATTCTTCGGTCAAGGCTCATCCGCTTCTGGCATCATCGAGTTCCCAGGCAACCTAACCCGTGAGCAAGCCAAAGATTTGGTGAACGGATTTGAAGAAGGTCACAAAGGTTTGCGCCGGTCACATCGACCAGGCATCTTGTTTGGTGGAGCGAAGTTCACCAAGACAACTGTTGATAATGATTCGGCACAGTTCCTAGAATCACGTCGATTCGCCATTGAAGAGATTGGTCGCATCTTCCGATGCCCACCATCAATGCTTGGTGTGACCACTGCTGGAGCGATGTCGTATGCGTCGGTTGAACAGAACGGTATTCACTTTGTTCAGCACACGTTGCGTCCGTACATCTCAAAGATTGAAGATGGCTACCAAAAGTTGTTGGACAGTCGAGCATTCCTCAAGTTCAATGTTGACGGCTTGTTGCGTGGCGATCAGGCTTCACGATATGCAGCGTTCTCAACAGGTCTGCAATCAGGCTTCTTGTCAATCAACGACATTCATCGCATCGAGGATATGCCACCAGTTGAAGGTGGCGAAGTGTATCGGGTGCCATTGGCGAACGTGGATTTGTCAGCTGCGAACTTGTCTGAGTTGGATCGCAAAGTGTTGATGGCTCAACGCCTCATCACCACAGGTTTTGATCCAGGAGCAGTGTTGGCTTCACTAGGTTTGCCAGACATCTTGCACACTGGTGTACCTTCAGTGATGTTGCAAGGTTTGTCGCAAATCAGTCCAAACGATCCTGCTGCTGCTTATGAGGTGAAGTCACAGAACATGGACATCAATATGCCTGAAGTGGTGTTGAACTATACGCCACCGGCTGTGAATGTTCCTGCACCGATCATCAATGTTCCTGAGACTGTGGTTCGTGTCAACATGCCCCAGTCGAAGCCAACTGTGCGCACGGTTGAGCGTGACGCTGATGGGCGTATCTTGACGATCACTGAAAGGGTTGAAGACTAATGGCACATGGAATCAGCGCATATTTGGGCAACGCTTGGATGAACGCACTAGGGAATGCAACAGCGTTCTCGGTAGCAACACCGTATGTGAAGTTGCATACGCAAGACCCTGGTACTGCTGGAACGGCATTCCCTGCAACTGAAACAACTCGCAAGGCTGTGTCGTTCAGTGCTGCTTCTGCTGGTGCATTGACATCTGATGCAGATATTATTTGGACGAATATCACAGGTTCACAAGATGCAACGCACTTCACTTGTTGGGATAATTTGACGGCAGGCAACTTCTTGTTCTCTGGAACAATCGTTGCTGGTGCCTACACAGCAGGTGACACCTACACAATCAGTGCAGGGAATCTCACCGTCTCATTGACGCTCGCATCGTAGGTTCGTGATGGCCGTTCAACGGTTCGTCCTTGACTCGACCACACTTGACAACGCAGGCTTCGGTCTTGACGGTGGCTCAGCATTCATCCTTGATACTTCAACGCTGGATGGCGCAGCTGTTCTTGATGGTGGTCAATTCCTAACTGTCGCCACAGGCTCATCGTCTTTGGGTGGGGTTAGTGCGTCAGCGTCTGCTCAAACGACCTTGTTCCCTGTTCTTGCTTCATCGCTTGGTGGATTGTCTGCGACTGCGACTGCGCAATCAACTCTGTTCCCTGTATTGTCTTCGTCGTTGGGTGGGCTGGATGCGTTGGCATCAGCTCAGTCAACTCTGTTCCCTGTGTTGTCTGCATCGTTGGGTGGGCTGGATGCGACGGCTTCAGCGTCAGCGATCATATTCCCTGTATTTGATGCACCGTTGGATGGGCTGGTTGCTTCAGCAACAGCAACAGTGATCCCACCTGAACCGCCTCCTGTTGACGATGGTGTTGGCTATCAGCAACCGTATCGACAGAAGCCGTTAAGGAAGCAGGTCAAATCTGTTGAGATACCTATACAGATTGAAGTCATTCCTGAACCAGCAATCATTGTTGTACAGGGGATGTCACGGCTTGGTGGGATTGATTGTTTGGCATTGGGGTCAATTACGTTCTCCACGCTTGATGATGATGCTGAAGTATTGTTGTTGGTCTGATGCCTTATTTCATTACAAACAAATCACCTGATTGTTCAGGTTGGGCAACGACCAAGGAAGATGGCGAAGTGATTGGTTGCCATACGACGAAGCAGGATGCGATTGATCAGATGGTCGCTGTGTCGTTGGCAGAAGATATGGAACCTGGTGGCGAACGCCAAGTGTCTTTGAATGTTCCCGAGTACATTCGTTCCGCTGCACGTAAAGGTTTGGACTATTACGGTCAAGGGTTGGCTGGTGATGGTTTGGTGAATCGCACAGTTCGTGAGGCACGAGATATGGCTAGAGGAGACATCAGCGAAGACAAAGTGATTCGTGCAAACGCTTGGGGAGCAAGACATCTTGTCGATTTGGATGCAGCAAAGAACTCAAATCCTGATGATAAAGAGTTTCCTGGTGCCGGTGCTGTGGCGTTCTATCTATGGGGTATCAATCCACTGAATCCGAAACCTGCGATGGATTGGTTTATGGGGAAGGCTGAAGCAATCAAAGCTGACGGCACAGATACATCAAGAGCGAGTAAAGTGGCAGACATGGAACAACGTGACCTGAACGAAAACTTTATGTGGACAGGTCATCAGCAGGCACTTTACGCACAACTAGAAGACATTGCAGATACATTCGGTCAATTTGATCAAACATCAGGTGGCGATGGTGCGCATTACTTCACAGAGAACCCATTCAAAGAAGAAGGATTGATGTGTTCCAACTGTGCGTTCTACGATGGTGCGCAAGCATGCGATCTTGTATCGGGTGTCATTCTTCCAGAAGCATTGTGCAAGTTTTGGATCATCCCAACAGACCTCATTCAAAGTCGTTCGGTACCATTAGACATACATCGACGACGACTCAATCTGCTCGCAGACATCTAATCAGCAAGTTTGGTACGATATTCACATGACTGAAAAGGTTGAAACTCGTCGCATAACATCAAACGATTTTGAACTTCGTGCAGACCCACAAGGGAACGGCATGTCGTTCACGGGTTATGCAGCTGTGTTCAACTCTCCTTCAGAGCCTTTGCCGTTCACAGAACGCATTGCACCAGGCGCATTCTCTAGAAGTTTGAAGTCACGCAACAACGTGCGTATGTACATGAACCATGATTCAAGCATGCTTCTTGCCACAACCCGTGCCAAAACACTGCGACTATCTGAAGACTCTAAAGGATTGCTTGTTGATGCGTCCCTACCTGACACCACGATTGGTCGTGACCTGTCAGTGTTGATGAAGCGTGGCGATGTGAACTCAATGTCATTCGGTTTCTCTGTCCCTTCAGGTGGTGATGTCTGGTCGGACGATGGACAGTCCCGTGAATTGCGTCAGATCAAACTGTTTGAAGTAAGCGTTGTCACAGGATTCCCTGCCTACACAGCGACAGAAGCATCTGTTCGATCCTTGGATGCGTTGAGTGAGCGCACAGGAATTGATGCAGATCAACTTGCAGCAGCCATCACCACATTGGAATCAGGCAAAACATTGTCACAAGATCATGCAATGTTGCTTCGTGAGACTGTCGCAAAACTTGAGCCAGCACCACAGATCGCACCGGCATCTGTTGGCATCATGGCCAAGCACCTTGATTTGTTAAACAAAGTCATCTAGCATTTCGTCACTGCATAGTTGACGGAGCCGTCAGCGATGTTGCTGTATGTGGAGCCACATCAGGTCGAGAAGTAGTACCTCCCTGCGTATCCCCAATCCATCAACTATCTGAAAGCAGAAAATCAAATGAAAGAATACCTAGACCGTCAAGTTGAAGTCCGTCAACGAGCATGGGACGAAGCCAAGTCAATCTTGGACAAAGCCTCAGCAGAGAAGCGTGACCTCACATCCGAAGAAACACAAACCTATGATCGCATCAACAAAGAACTTGATGAGCGAGCATTGACCATCAAGAAACTTCGTGAAGATGAAGCCCGTGAGCTTCGCATGGATGCAGCAACTCGTGAGATTGCTGATCAAGTCCGTCCGAACAACTCGGTACCAACACCAGTAGTTGATGACGCACAAATCATGCGTTCATTGGCTAAGGGCGAGATTCGTAGCGCATCTTTTGAGAAGCGTGATGTCATCAAGACCCAAGCTGGTTCACCAGTTCCAACATCGTTCTACGATCAAGTGATCACACTTGCCCGTTTGGCAGCTCCAGTCCTCGCAACATCAACGGTGTTGAACACCAATGGTGGAGAGAACTTGCAGATTCCATCGCAGGCGCAGTACTCGACAGCAGCAATCGTTGGCGAAGCAACCGCAATCGCAGAATCCGATCCAGTGTTCAACTCGTTCATCACTCTCGGTGCCTACAAGTACTCGTTCCTTGTACAGGTTTCCCGTGAAATGATCGAAGACGCAGGCGTGGACATTCTGTCATTCATCGCAAGCCAGGCTGGAGCCGAACTTGGCTACCGTGTTGGTGCAGCATTGACAACAGGTTCAGGCACGAACCAGCCAAAGGGCATCGTCGCAGCATCAGCTGTTGGCGGTACCGCAGCAGGCACAGCAGTACTCGCAGGCAACGACCTGATCAACTTGTACTACAGCCTTGATGGCGCAGCTCGTAACTTGCCAGGTGTTGGTTGGATGATGAACGGAAAAACAATCGGCGCAGTTCGCTCGATCAAGTCAACCGACGGCATCTACCTCTTCAGCCCATCGTTGGCTGTTGATGTTCCTGACACATTGTTGGGTCGTCAAATCTATGAGAACCCATCGATGGCCGATCTTGCTACAACTAGCAAGAGCGTTATCGTTGGACACCTTCCTTCGTACTACGTGCGACAAGTTGGTGGAATCAAGATTGATGTTTCGGATGACTTTGCATTCAGCTCAGACCTCCGTACGTTCCGTTGCACATTCCGTGTTGACGGCAACTTGCCACAAACATCACACGTCAAGCATCTCCTCCAGCCGTAAGGCTGAGGGGCTTGTTCCCTTACATCCCATAATTCCCCTAGGCTTAGGGTCGGTACGAACACGCAGGGCGTACCGACCCTATTTCTATTCCCCCCTGCGATCTGCGAAGGAGAAGGAAGTGAAAGATGCTCGTACTAGTCCGAGGCACACCGGTAGAACTACCACCCCAAGAAGCGCAGTTGCTAGTCCGAATGGGCGTGGCACAATACTTGGAAGTAGCAGACCTTCCAACAGAGACTCGTTACGAATCCTCTGGTACTCCAACGCCCCCTTCACCAACAGTGGGTACGGTCAGCAAACAGCGCAAATCGTCCCAAGGCTCATCAAAGAAGGCAACGAAGTAGCAGTCCACGCAATGTATGGCCTTGAAGGGTCAACATCAATGTGGAATGGAATCAAGTTATATCCAAGAGGTTCAGCACCATATTCTGATGACATCACTGTTGCTCATTGGATGGATTGGGCAAACGGTAATAAGAACCTGCCACCAATCTTGATGACTTTGTTTGATGTGTGGGTGTTGCAGTCCAAGTCTTTTGATCTGTGTCCCAACATCGCATCTTGGGTTCCGATTGATCATTCGCCGTGTCCACCTGATGTGTTGTCTTGGTGCGCTCGACCAAATGTAAAGCCGATAGCGATGTCAAAGTTTGGTGCATCAATGCTGGATCAAGCTGGCATAGAGAACTTCTATGCACCTCATGGTATTGAGTCTGATTTCAAACCAGGAAGAATATATACAAACGGTCAAACACAGGTGACAGGTCGAGAGATTATGGACATCCCTGAAGACAAGTTTGTTGTGATGATGAACGCAGCTAACAAAGGCACGAATCCTTCACGCAAATCGTTTGCTGAGAATGTGTTGGCGTTTGCTGTGTTCGCTAAGACGCATCCTGATGCAGTGTTGTTTCTTCACACTGAACGTGATGGTGCGCAAGGTGGGATCAATTTGCCGGCGTTGATGGAAGCGTCAGGGTTAGAACCCGAGCAGTACAAGTTCATTGACCAGTATGCGTATCGGGCTGGGTTCCCTCAGTCTGCGTTGGCTGCAATGTATTCAAGTGCTGATGTTCTGCTTGCTTGTTCTATGGGTGAAGGGTTTGGGTTGGCTGTGATTGAGGCTCAGGCTTGTGGTGTTCCTGTGATTGTGTCGGACTATACGGCTCAACCTGAGTTGGTTGGTTCTGGCTGGAAGGTTGATGTGCAACCGTTCTGGGATGCAGCTCAACGAGCATGGTTCTGCACCCCTCAGATACCTAGCATTGTGGATGCCTTGAGAGAGGCGTACAACGCTCCTAGGGGCGTGGATCAAGTAGCTGTGGACTTTGCCAAGGCATATCAGGCTGACGCTGTGTATGAGGCATATTGGAAGCCTGTGATGAAGGGACTTTCAGAATGGTGCCAGTCATCATCATCCCCGTCTTAAACCGATACGACTTGATGGAACGGGCGATCCGCTCGATTGATTACCCTGTTGAACGACTCATCATCATTGACAATGGTGATGGCTACGACCCTGACATGTTGGCTTGGACTGCACCTTGGCAACACATTCAGAACTGGTATTTGTGGCGTATGCCAACCAACCTCGGTGTTGCACCGTCATGGAATCTAGGCATCAAAGCGACACCTCATGCACGGGGCTGGTTGCTGTTGAACTCTGACGCATACTTTGAACCAGGTCAACTACAACATTTCTATGCTGACTGTGAAGACAATATGGTTGTGAGAACGGAACAGAACTGGTCTTGTGTTTGGGTGGGTCAGGATGTGGTGAGCAAGATCGGTTTGTTCTCCGAATGTTATGTCCCAGCCTATTTTGAGGATAACGATTATGAGCAACGTGCGAAAGCATCCAACATCCCTGTCATGGTTTCAGATGCTGTTGTTGGGCATGACAATTCGTCAACGCTTAAAGCGAACCCTGCGTTTGGCGAAAAGAATCAACGCAGCTTCGCAGACAACAACAACCTGCATGATATGCGTTGGCGGTCAGGAATACCTGACGCAGGGGCTTGGGATTTGGGTCGAAGAAGAACACTTGGTTGGGACTGATGCGTGTCTTTGATGGTGTGTTGTACAACGGTGAGGCTGATGTTCTGGAGTGTCGTTTGTGGGAGTTAGCTGAGACAGTTGATGTGATGGTCGTGATTGAGGGTGATAAGACTTTCACCGGCAAGCCTCGGGTGAGGGAGTCACGGGATCGGTTTGCCAAGTGGGCTGATGTGATTCATTGGGTGGACTTTGAAACTCCTACCGATCCGAACCCTTGGATGGTTGAGAAGGCGACCCGTGACCAGTTGCTCATCGAGTTTGATCGGCTTGGCTGCAAGTCTGGTGATGTGATCACTGTGTCTGACGCTGATGAGATTTGGCATCCAAGAGCGATTGATCAGTTCGCAACTGGTTGGCATCATACTTTGATGCGTAACTTTGCGTTCAGTGTGCATTGGGAACGACCCTTGCATCAAACAATGATTGCTGGGACTCGTGACAGGGCTGGCGATTCTTTGGATGATATGCGCAGATTCAATCGCACTGCGATGCCTGTTGTCTTTGGTGGTTTCCATCTTGGCTGGATGGGTGGGGTGGATTGGTGTGTGAACAAGCTGACAGAGTTCTCTCATCAGGAATACAACGTGGGTGATACTCGCACGATGATTGAGGATTGTTTCACCTATGGAAAGTTTGTCAATGGGGAAATCATGAATCAAGTAGAGATTGACTCTGATTGGCCTCGCTGGATTCAAGACGGTTTGCATCCTGAATCGTGGCGTTCAAGGAAGCGTTATGGCTCATAGTCAGCAACAAGATTTCTTCCAACGGGTGAAGGATAAGCATCCTGAGTTTTTTGTTGATATGTCTGTTCTTGATGTTGGTTCGCTTGACATCAATGGGACAGTTCGAGGCTTCTTCGCCGGTGGCTCATATCTAGGCGTGGATGTGGCTGATGGGGCTGGGGTTGATGTTGTTGGATTTGGGCAGAGTCTTGACTTTGATGATGGCAGTTTTGATGTGTGTTTGTCGGCTGAATGTTTTGAACATAATCCTGAGTGGGTGGCGACGTTTGTGAATATGGTGAGAATGTGTAGGGGTTTGGTGTTGGTGTCTTGTGCTACTTCTGGTCGTGAGGAGCATGGGACTTCTCGATGTCATCCTAATTCGTCTCCTTTGTCTGTGGAGTTGTGGGATTACTATCGGAACTTGACTGAGGCTGATTTCGTTGCTGAGTTTGATTTGGATGAGATGTTTAGTGAGTGGTCGTTTGAGGTCAATGAGGTTTCTTGTGACCTCTACTTCATCGGTTTTGTGAAGTAACATAGGAACACTATGACCATCACCAATGGCTACGCAAACAGAAACCAAATTAAGGCAGCCCTCAGAATTGGCACGGCTGACACTGTTGACGACGATCTGATAGACAACTGTGCTGGGGCTGCGTCACGTCTCATTGATGGGTATTGCAACCGCAAGTTTTGGGCTGTTGGTTCTGCAACATCTCGTGTGTATCAAGCAGAGAACGAGTTCTATTGCAACATTGATGACATCTCTGGAACAGCAATCACGCTCAAAACTTCATCGTTTCCAGGTAACGGATTTGATGTAACTTGGTCTGTGACCGATTATCAGTTGGAGCCGTTGAACGGAAACCTTGACGGACTCACATGGTCGTATGACAAGATTCGTGCTGTTGGCGATTATCTGTTTCCAACTGTGAATGCCAACTATGGTGAGCAAGCGTTGGTTCAGGTGACAGCAAACTTTGGTTGGCCGTCAATACCTGAACCTGTCACACAGGCAACGATCATTCAGGCTTCAAGATTGTTCAAACGATACGACAGTCCGTTGGGTGTCGCAGGTTTCGGTGACATGGGTGCGATCAGGGTGAGCCGTGCGCTTGACCCTGATGTGGCACAACTTGTCGAGCCTTACCGGCGCATGCGTCTGTTCGCATGAGTTCAGCAACTACCGTCTCCCAAATCAAAGCTGGTTTGGCTGCGAACCTGTCAACTGTGTCAGGGCTTAGGGCTTACGCCTACCAGCCTGACAATGTGAACACCCCGTTTGCTTGGCCGTTGCTGGATTCGATTCAGTACAACGGGGCTATGGGTGGGGGTTTGATCACCCACAGGTTCACGATCAGTGTTGTGGTTGGTCGTTCGGCGGAGCGTACTGCTCAGTCCACTTTGGATGGTTATCTGTCTTATGCTGGTGCAACTTCTATTCGTCAGGCGATTGAGTCGGATCGGACTTTGGGTGGTGTGGTGCAGGATTTGATTGTTGAGTCTGCAAGCAACATCTCTACCCTTGAAGCAAATGATGCAATATATTTGGCGATTGATTTCATTGTCACGGTGTACGCCTGACCCCTTGCCGAGTGTGCGTTGTGGCGTGTAGTGTTATCG